CGGCCGCGAAGCCGATAACCAGACGGCGGTGCTCGCAGGGCTATTGGGCTTTCAAACGCGTGAAGTCGAACGCGGTCTGACGTTATTTCTCGCGGCGCTGGTGGAAGTAGGTGCTGCGCTCGGATTGTATTTCGCGACAGGACATATGCGCCTCGGATCACTGCGGCATGGCTCGCCAGGAAACCACATAACCATCATCGACGGCGAGGTTCTGAACGGCGCTCCGCTTAAGCAGATCGCGGCAGCAACGCCCCGCCGTGTACCGCGTCTCAAACAAACCTAAAGGCAAGGAAGCAAAGGCAATGGGCTACGTGGTGCCCTTCATGAATGGCAAAGGCGGAACCGGCAAATCGGTCCTCGCGCGCACCTATGCGGTCGAAGCGGCGAGGGCAGGGGCTTCGGTTCTAATCGCCGATCTCGATGACGGGCAGCACACTTCCAAGCAATGGTCCGATCACAGAAAGCGTAACGGGCTCAAACCCGAAATCCGAGTCGAAGTGGCGACACCACGCGTCGCCTACGATATGGCCGATCGCTCCGACGTTCTTGTGATCGACGCTCCTGGCTGGACGGATCGCGAGAGTCTGAAGATGGCGGCCTGGTCCACCTTCTGCGTAATCCCCTCGCGCGCAAACCGCATGGACGATCTTTCGGAAACGGTGCGGCTGCTGCATGCGCTGAAGGCGCAAGGGATCGAGGATTGGCGCTTCGGCGTTGCACTGAACGCGCTGCGCGCGACGACGGCGAAGCAGGATGACTTAGATGCACGCGCTTATCTCGCGGAAGTGGGTTTCAAGGCGCTGCCCGGCTTTGTCCGCGATCTCAAAACCTACGAAATCGCGCTGCTTGAGGGCAAGGCGATTACCGAGACGAACGAAAAGGAATTGAATGACGAGGCCTTCGTGCTGGTGAACGGCATCGCCGGCGCGGTGCTCGAAGCCGGGAAGCAGATGATGCAGGCGATTGAGAAAACCAAAGACGCGGAACGCGATCATGGAGGACGCGGACGATGAGCAAGAGCAATTTCGAGGTGTTGGCGAAGCAGCCGATGTTTGCGCGTCCGCCAGGTGCGGATGGAGCAGGGCAGGGTGATGATGGTGGAACGAGAGCGTCGCTATTTGCGAAGCCGCCGCATCCTGACGACGGTTTTGCTGCGACTGCGGGCTTTGGTGCGGTACGCGTTTTCGATGGGCGCAGCGCGCGAAGAACGGGCCGTACGGTACAATTTGCGACCGTCGTCAGCCAGCAATTCAAGGATTGGCTGAAGGGCACCGCAAAGGCCAATGGAAAGAGCCAGGCGGCGCTGCTTGATGACATGCGAGCGGCCTATATCGAAAAATACGGGACATAAAAATGCTGTCGCTCCTGAAACGGAAGCCGAAGCTGTCGGCGGCGATTGAACAGCAAGCCGCGGAACCCGCAAGGCGCGACCGACAGCAAAATATCAAAGTAAGTATGGATTGTTCGGCCGCTTTCGCGGCATTGGCCGAAGCGCAAGGCATGACGAAGGCAGCGCTTTTCGAAGACATGGTTGCCGAACGGATGGAGGCGCTCGTGCGGCAGGGCGTGAAGTTAGGATCGTTTTAGAAGCTAGAGGTGGAGGCGGCAATGCCGTCGAAGGCAGTCATCGCGAGCAGGTTGCCCGTTCGTCGCGGGCTCGATGAAAACGAGGCGGCGATTTATCTCTCATTCTCGCCCTCATTTTTTCGAAAACTTGTCGCCGAAAAGAGAATGCCTCGGCCGCGGATCGCCGAAGGACGGCGCGTCTGGGATGTCGAGGAGCTTGATCTCGCCTTCAAGGCACTGCCGCGCGAGGGCGGCGATGCTGAACCGATATTTCAATCGGGTGAAACGGACAGTTGGGCTGATTATCAGTGACGCTCGTTAAATTGAAATACGTTGATCGCTTTAAGGACCGGCATGGCCGGATGCGATATTATTTCCGGCGCGGGCAGGGGCCGCGCGTAGCGCTGGAGGGCAAGCCAGGTACTCCTGAATTCATGGCGTCCTATCAGAGCGCGATTGAAGCGGCTCCGGCAGAGAAGGAGCCACGAGAGCGCGGCAATGTGGGAACGTTCGATCGTTTGGTTCAGGATTATTTTAGCAGTCCGGAATTTTTGAGCCTGCAACCTCGGAGCCGGTACTCTTACAGAACGACGATTGAACGCCTGCTGCATGAGGAAAAAATCGGGCATCGTCTCGTCCGTCAGATGACCCGTCAGCATATTCAGCACATCATGGCAAAGCGCGCGGCGACACCTGCTGCAGCCAATGATGTTCTCAAGAAAATTCGCATCCTGATTCACTTCGACATGGATAATGGGGGACGGAAAGACGACCCGACTTTACGCATTAAAAAGTTCTCTGAAGGCGAGTACCACGCCTGGACTGATGAAGAAATTGCAGCCTACGAGCGGCGCTGGCTCATAGGAACGCGCGAGCGCACTGCTTTTGCTGTTCTGCTCTATACTGGCCAGCGTATCTCTGATGTCGCTTCAATGGCCTGGGCTGATGTGGATGGAAGCGCCATTTACGTGGTGCAGGACAAAACCGGGGCGAAGCTTTGGATACCGATTCACCCGAGCTTGTTGGTTATATTGCAAACCTGGCCGAAAAGTCATCTCGTGCTTTTAGCTCATAGACGGAACAAAGCTTACACGGCGCACAGCCTCGGCCAATACATGGCCAAGAATATTGAAGCGGCCGGACTGCCGCAGCGGTGCGTTGCTCATGGTTTGAGAAAGGCCGCGGCGAGACGACTCGCGGAGGCGGGATGTTCGGCTAACGAGATAAAAGCAATAACGGGACATGCGACGCTCAAAGAGGTCGAGCGGTACACCAAAGCAGCTGAGCAAAAGAAACTCGCGACGGCGGCGATCAATCGCCTCAAGAAACAAGGCGGGAACAAAAAATTCCCAAACCGTTGAAGTTTGGGAAAACGTGGGCTCGGATTCTTAGTCAACATAAGCGCTTAGGTCGTCGGGTATCTTCTGCCATGGGAGATCCTTTGAGGTGACAGTTTCGAGCGGGGCGTAGCCCAAGCGGTTCAGCAAAGTGAGCGTGCGCTCCTGCCGCCCCGCCACAATGAGGCGGCGCGCGCCTTTTTGTTTCGCCCAGGCTTCAAAGGCGCGAAGTAGGTGGGCGCCAAGCCCTCGCGCGGCTGGGATCGCGTACCACGCGGTCTTGAACGCAGTTGGCTCACCCGTGAGATAATGCGGAGCTATGACGGCGCAGAGAAAGGCGGCAACAGGCTCGCCTGCCGCTAGGAAAGCGCGTTCCTCGCAGTCCAAATGCGAGATCGCGAAGCGGGCGAGCTGCTTTGGGCACGCCTTGCGCTTGCCGTCTTCGGCGTAAAAGCGCAAGCCCAGCTCAACGAAGCGCGCGACATCGTCCAACGTTCCCCGCCGTACCAAGCTGCTGCGTTTGCTCATGTGGCGAGGCGGTTTTGCGAGCGCAGCACAGCCAGGAGCGCGTTGATCGCGCTTGCTGCCTCGGCCGGCGTGGGGTCCAGGGAGACATTGGCAATCGGAGCTCCCTGAATGAACTCGATACCCTGGAAGAAGTCGCGGTATTGCTTGTCGAGCTTACCCGTCGCCGGGTCGACAATATAAGGGCTTAAGGGCGCAAAGGTGGTTGCTTTCGCCATACTACTGGACTCCTGCGGTAAAGCGTAAGAAGCAAGCTTGCCGCCAATCCAATGGCCGGTAATCCAATTCGGGCCGTCTGCCCAAACGGCCTCCAAAACCGGGAAAAACGGGTAAGGTCTTGCGTCCCAAGTGTAGATCATCACGCGGCTTAGATCGATCATTCGCCCGGCATAGAACGGGCTTGAAGGATTGCGATCCTCGCTGAATTCGGGATCGCTCTCGTTGAAGAAGCGCAGCATAGAATTGAGATAGCGCCGCTGAATGAGAGAGTCTGGCGTGGCGGCCGAAAAATAAGGGATGGCGCTTTCCGACGATTTCGGATCGAAGAACACGTTCGGCTGGTTAGAGCCCTTGTCGATCGAAGGGCAGCCAAGCTCCGTGAACCAGATGGGCTTCGATTCCGGTACCCAAGCCGTGGGGGAGGCGCTTTCGATGCCGCCGGGCCTGTTGAAATGGTGTTTCGACCACCAGCTCCAGATGTCCTTATAGCGGAAGACCCAGGGCTTGCCGTAAGCGCCGTCAGTGATGGGCGTCCGCCTTTGCGCTACCCGGTCCGCTGGGCTCGCGTAAAACCAATCATAGCCCTCGCCGCCCCGGGCATTGCTCATCAGATAGCTGTAATCCGTGATGGCTGTCAGCGTTCCATCCGGCTTCACTGCCTCGTCGATGTTGGGCGCAGTGTCCCGCCAATCCGAGAGCGGCCAGTAATTGTCGAAAGCGACCGCGCTGATATTGGTGCTGGCCCAAAGCGGATCGAGATGGAAGCAAACATTGCTAGAACCGTCCGCCGGCTGATGCCCGAACCATTCTGACCAATCTGCAGCGTAAGAGAGCTTTGCGCCCGGCAAAATAACTTTCACATCGGCGGCAAGCTGAACGAGCGCGGAAACGAACGGGTAGCTCTCGCCGGCATCGCGGAGCCAGGTTAGTCCGCGAAGCTCCGTGCCGAGCAGGAAGAGATCGATCCCTCCGGCGAGTGCGCAAAGGTCCGCGTAATGCAGAACGAAGTTCCGGTATTGGGCGACAAACTCAGAGACTTCCGCGACCACCTGAGCGGACTTATCGGCCGTGTTGTATGCCTTTGTGATGCGCCCCCGCCAGGGATAAACCGCCTGCCCCGTGCCGCCGCTATAGGGGTCGGGCAGAGTGTTGCCGGCAGGAATGTCCATCAGGATGAAGGGCGTAAGACAAACCTCTAGCCCGCGCGCCTTCAAGTCCTTGATCGCGGCCACCACGGATTGATCGTCGGGTGTGCCGCCGAAGGCTGCACCGCCATTCACCTGCGAGACCAGATGCGCCTCGTTCCGGTGCAGGCCGTTGCAGACCCACTCATGCGGCACGTCATCGAACTGCGCGCGCGTAACGCCGGGCCTAAGCGTGCATGACCCCGCGCGCAAGTCGTTGCCGTACCACGCAACGTAAAGATTGACGAGCTTGCAGTTCCGGAGCTGATTTTTAAGACTATTGAGCGAGGTCGCCCAATCGCAAGAAGGCCCGCCAATCCGCCCGGCATTTCGAGCTTCGCTGAATTGGAGAAGCCATTGCGAGCTATCGTAGACGCTGTATGCGTTCTCCGTCGCAACGAACTCGGCACCCGCTGTAATTTGATCGCGCAGCACCTCGTAAGGCGCATAAGCCCATTCGGTTGCAGCCGGGATCATTGTCACGGCTTGGATCGCATCGGCAAGGGCAGTTCCGTCCGCGTCGAAGCCCTTCTGGACCCAGCCTTGCGCGACAAATTCCGTAATCAGCGCATTGATGGTCACCGCGATCTGCGCCCAAGAGGCATCGGCCGGGAGATTGGGAATGGCTGGGCCAGCGCGGCCTTTGAACTTCGAAAAGAAGGCGCGCGTATAATTGTCGATCTTGCCGTCTGGACCGGTCTGGAACCCGAACCGACTGAAAAGATTGGCTTGTCCGCTCATGCGATGGTAGGCCTTACTCTTGCCTCGGCATTAAGGATGCCGCGCATGACTGAGGAGGAGGACGAAAGGCGGAACGTCCGGCCGGCCCTCAAAGTGGCTCCGAGTTGATGAAAGCTTGCGGCTGCGTGGCGCTCTCCAATGCGGCCGAGAGCGGCCACGCGCCCGCCGGTCCAGGTCCGGCCGCCATCATCCGACCAATCGAGCATCAATTTGGGGTTTGCCGCATCGGCGTTCGCTCCTGTTATTCCTGCGCCTGGTATGATGTCGACATCGAGCTGATCCACAATCAAGCCTCTTGGAAAATCATGCAGCGGTGCGGATTGCGCCAGAAAAAGATAGGGATTGCCGCTTTCGGTTTGCGAGGCTCCGTCCAAAGCATGGAGGCTCGCATTCTGGCTGGATCCGATCACCACCTTGCCGTTGAACGACGAAAAGCCTTGCGCAAACCAATTGGCAAGGCCCCCGCTGACCCGCTCATGCCAAAGGCCGGTGGCGAGGTCGAGCTCCCAAGTCCAATATGGGCTCGTGACCGCATAGAAATCGTGGCCATTGAAATGCGTATAGATCGCCCGGAGCGCGCGGCGCTCGTTCCAGGATAGGTTCGAAATAGCCCGCTCCAGCGCATGGGTGGAGATGCGGACCGGCTCCGAAGCCGTGAGCTGGCGCACCACGCCATTGTGATCCACCCATATCAGGGCATCGGCCACGGCCGCGACCGTTTGCTCGGCGAAACACCCAATGTCGATGTCGGCCCGGATGCGGGCAAAAGCGAAAGGTGTGGTGCCGGCATCTTCCCAAATTTCAAGGCTCGTCTCACCGAGGGCGATGAGCGCGCCGCGATGGGTCACGATCCGGCGTAGGCCGTCTGGACGGCTCGACGCGGTAGCAAAAGAAAGCGCATTGACGGTGAGGGCGTCATTCAGCCCCGTATGAACGATGCGCCCATCCGGTATCGAGAATACGAGATGGCCGTCAAGAAAGGTCACGCTGTTTGGGGCTGGGAGGCTTGGAATATCGGGCTGCGAGATCGTATTCGCTGCCGTATCCAGGACATAGTAGAGATTATTGGCAACGATGCCGATTTGCGGGCTCGGCCGCTGATTGGCAGCCATGATGACCATTGAGCTCCCGCCTATGCTACCTGAAACAAGGGTGGCGTTCCCCTGATCGTCAAACAAGGCCGCGGCAGTTCCTGCAACTACATAGAGACCCTTGCCGGACACAAAAAGCATGCCGCGGCACGGGCCATTAAGACCGGTTGCGCCGGTATCGAAGCGTGACGTACCCGGCACGCCGTAAATTGGCAGCGGCGATTTGGCCGCCTGCCCCAGGGCTTCAGGGTAGGCGTTGAGCAGGCGCTGGTTCGATCCGAACCCGCTCAAATCTGGGTTCGACGTATGCCCGAAATCGACTGCGACCATGATTTGAAACTCCTTGGAAGACCCCCTCATCCTGTCCTTCTCCCCAAGTGGAGAAGGAACGCCTGAATTACGCTCTACTCTGTGGCAGAGGATCGCAGCTTGCCCCCTTCTACCCTTGGGGAGAGGGTTGGGGTGAAGGGGTTTTTTCATTACTACCGGAAGCCATAACGCCGAAGACTCGGCATCCATGTCACGCCTAAATCCTGACCCGCGCGGGGTGCTATGACGTAATAGGCCAGCAGCGCCGCATAGGCCCTCTGGGCGCGCCTTTGTGCCGGCGGCTGCGCCTCGATGCCGCTAGCGGAGGCAAGCTCGACGGCAAGGATAGCTTTGGCACCTTCCCCAAATTGCGGAAGAAAAGGAAAGGCGTCGTCAAGGCTAAAGGCGAGTGCAGCCGGGGCGGGCGGCATTGAAGTGTCGCCCGGGCCAAAGGGCGGAAATGTGCCTGCCATATCCGCTGCGGCGCCGTCTAGAAAATCCCCGTTGAGAAAGACGCCGTCCGTACTCAGCGGCGGCGGATTGGGGGCGCCAGGAATGATGCCGTCGGCGGCCCACGCGTTCAGCATATCATTATACATCGCGAGGCCCGCGACCGCCCGGTCTGGGTCGAGATCAGAGCCGAGCGGGAGGAGGCCCAGCCGCCGGTAGGCGCCGGAAATGATGTCACGGGCCGTTGTCATTATTGACCCTTCATAAGGCCCAGGCCGACAAGCGTCGCCCGGATCTCGTTCAAAAGCGTTAGGATCGCCGTAGCTTGAGCCTGGGTGAACCCAAATGGAGCAGTATTCGTGGGCGCGGTTGCCGGGACGGCGGCCTGCGTGGCCCCGGAACGCTGCGGGACAGGTGTGGCGTTATAGAACGCGATGAGATCGCTGGCGCTTTGGCCGAGCACGTTGCCATCGGGATTGCCGTCGGAAATCTGTCTTACGGGCATTGGAAGATCCTTCGCAGAGGGAGGTAACAAACTCAGTAAGGGACCTGTAACCCCTCACCCCAACCCTCTCCCTATGGGAGAGGGAGTCGCGTCGCGACCGCTGTTAGGGCGTCGCCTCTCGCATAGGGAGAGGGACAGGGTGAGGGGTTGTGATGGAACTTAGCTGGAGGAGCCGGAAAGCCTTGTGGCGAGATCGGGGTAGATGGGCTTGACACCGTAGAGGATATCGAGGCGCCACATATTGATGTCGTTGACGATATCATAATCGCAAATGACGCGGATCGAGAGGCCTTTATGGCTCTGCCGCGCCTTCTTGATCGCACCCTCTGGCAGCTCCATCGGCACCATGCAGAGCGCGAATGCATTCTCATGGAAAACGAGGTTCTGGGGATAGGAGGCGCCCGCCGTGCCAACGAAGGTCAGCGCTGCATTTTGTGCGGGTGCGGCGTTCACCGTCTGATATTGGCCCGAGACGATGATGGCGGGCGCAATGGTCAGCGCGTCTGCGGTGCCCGTCGCGACGATGGGTGCACTCACCACAAACTGCTGCAGATAGGGAAGAACCTGTTTGGTAACTGGGTTGACCGCGAAGACACCGCCGATGGTGAAGACATCACCTTGGTTGAGCGTGGAGCCGGAGGCGAGGCCGTCCACCAGGATCGCGGTCTGGTTCGTGTCCTTGGCCGCAAGATAGGTGGTGACACCGGTATTCGTGATGCCGTTTGCCGATGCGGTTGCGGAAATGACAGGTGTGCCGGCATAGGCCCCCACAGTAGAGTTGATGACGTTCTGCGAGGAATAGCAGTCCGTGTTGCCCACCATCGGCAGCTTGGATTTCTCAAGCGCCGTCTTGGCGACCTCCGGCACAAAAAGGCCCGTGAAACTTGAAGCCATGCCATAGAAGTCGGACGGCGACAGGCACGCGGCCCGCGGTGTTGGCACAGCCAGCTCGTCGAGCCGCTGCGGCCCATGGATGAAGGACTTATAGCCGGAAAGCGTTTGTCCCGGTGTGCCCACCCAATTCCAGACATATTTGTAAAGCGAGAGGATATCGAGATCGACCTGGTTTGCGAGCGCGATCATCGGGTGCTTCAGATAGCGCTCCGAAAAGCGGTCGATGGTGAGGGTTAAGTCTTTCGTTGGAAAGCGTAAATCGACGCCGCGCTGGGTGTCGATCTTGATCTGGACCTTGCCTTCGATGGCGTCCTGCATCTGCGCAACCGGGCCAGTGCGCACCGCATATTTGACAGGCCGGCGGATAGTGAGCGTATCGCCGATCTTGGTCTCGCCGAACTCGCTTTCATAAGCGCGGTAGGCCATTTTCGCGGCGACGAGATTGTTGTCGAGCTGCATCAAGCCTTCCTTGGCAATGATGCTCGGGGTTAACAGAGTTGAAGCCATGGGGAGCAGTCTCCTTGATTGAGGTGAAGTTGAAGACCCCCTCACCCCAGCCCTCTCCCCGAGGGGCGAGGGGGCGTTGCGCGCTCTGCGCCTTGTTCAGGCGTTCCTTCTCCCCTTGGGGAGAAGGACAGGATGAGGGGGTCTTTGATTGTTGGGGTGGGGCCAATCTTAAAATCCCCGCGCGCGGCGGTACTCCTCGAACTCCATGTCTTCGAGCAGCTTGACCTGACTGCCGCCGCGGCCAGAAAGGGTGCTCACGGGCTGCGGCGCGCGGCTCATCGAGCTTGTGCCGGCGGCTAGCTTGCCTTCGAGGCGAGCGACGGCCGTCGCCTGTGAGACAGGCGGAAGGCCTGCGATCTGCGTGGCTTCGGCCGGATTCTTGCCGAGATAGTAGGCAATCTCAGCACCGCGGCCCGACTCGCGGATTGCGTCGGCCATGACCGGCGTGATCGCAAGATTGGGATTATGCGCGACAGTGTCGAAATCGTTGACCTTCTGGCGGAACCCGGCGGTCGCCTCCGCCCAGGCATCTTGGGCTGCGCGCGCAGCAAGCTCCTGCGCTTGCGCTGCCTGGCGCGCCAGCATACCGGCGCCTACCTCGCGGACGGCCTGCTCCGCGACTGCACGGGTATAATCTTCGGGCGCCCGGTAATCCTGCGGCCGGCCGGGAGCTTGGCCGCTCCCGCGCAAGGCCGCCGCTTCCGCAGCACTCCTAGCAGCCAGCAAGTCGGCAGCGGCCTTCTCACGGATGAGCTGCTGAGCGCGGGTATTCTGTGCGGCCTGAGGCGGACTCGCAGGCGCGCCGGCCCCGCCTTCATTGTCTGTAGACCCGTTATCGCGGGTGGACGATGTCAAAAGCGCATCGTCCACGGACGGAATATCGCCGTGTTCTGTCATGGCCGTTCCTGTTGTGTTGGAGATTCATGCGTTATTGCGGCGAGCTATGCCCGGCTCGCGAGGAGGTGAGAGCCCGCTAAAGTTTGTAAGGCGAGGGCTCGGTGAAGCGGGCGCGCTTGAGCGCGTTGTCGAAGACCTTGCCTTGAAGCTCGGCTTCGGCTTTCGCTGCGTCAGCTCCGGCTTTAGCGGCTAAGCCCTGGACGCGGTTCAAATGCGCTTGCGCAAGGGCCTCCTGATACACTTGCTGGCTGATTTGCGCTATTTCGGCGCCGGGCGGAGGCGCCTCACCGGAGATTTGCGGCGGCAGCATACGCCGCAGCCGCTCCGCAATCTCGTCCGCCCCCGGCCAATCCATATTGCGCGCGACAAGATCGCCGGCCACACTTGCGGCCTGCGGTACGGCCTGGATGAATTGCAGCATGCTGTCCGCGGCCTCCGCACGGCGGGTGGCGTAGGACGGGCCGATCTTCACGCGCACGTCATAGGTGCCCTGGCTCAGATCGTTGAGCAGGACCAGTTTTCCGTTGATACCCATCACGGGCACATTGATGCACACCGGAACATGGGACTCGTCCTCGCGCAGGATACGGACCGTCCGTTCACTGTCGTAAATCTTCGGAATGAGATCGATGAGCGCTTGGCCCAGATGGTTCAGCGCCGCTATCAGATTGTCCTGATAGTGCAGCGCCGAGATGCCGCCCTGGCTTTCGCGGGCGCGGATGGCGACGCCTGAAATCTCGTTGGAGCGTGCGCCGAGTGCTGCGTCATAAATGCCAGTTGTCGCCTTCATCTCGTCGGAGGCCACCGCGCTTTCCTGGATGAGCGCCGCCGGGATATCTGGGGGCGGTTCGCGCATGGGCCGGCCGCCTGGCACCTCTGGGTCCGGCTCATAGAGCAAGTAAGGCCGCGCAATGGTGTTCTGCGTATCCCACTGGCC